ATGCTATTGATACGATTACTACGAACGCCAGTAAGGCCACAGTACCGATGACCTTATCCAGCAGGGAATCCTCAGACTTGTACAAGTCCTTGGGTGATTGGTTGTGCTTGTTAAATGACTGCATGGTTAACTCTCCTTATTAATTTAGCTACTTGAGCTGGGTGCCAAACTTCATTGCCTTTGTCGGTCTTGATACCGCGAGCGCGTAACCCTTGGGCCACGTCTCGCAAGTTGGTGCCTACTTGATTGATTACATCCTGTAGGCTTGGCGCTACTAAAGTTGCAAAGGCATCAGCCTTGGCCACAATCGCATCTGTACCGACCTTAGAGCCCTTCTCTGGGCATGGGCTACCTAAGACAGTACCGCGTGCTTTGGCGGCCTGTAGGGCTGATTTGGTGCGCTCTGATATCTTCTTGGCCTCCCACTCAGCAAAGACAGCAGCCATCTGTAGGAATGTGCGGTCAGCCTCGGGCATATCTGCGGCCACGAACTGCACTCCAGACTCCAAGAGGCCTGAGATGAAGTGAACATTACGGGCAAGACGGTCTAGTTTGGCGATTACCAGGGTAGCCTTTTGCTTTTTGGCAAGAGCCAAAGCAGCTGCGAGCTGCACGCGATCCGACTTGCGGCCAGACTCGACCTCGGTGAACTCGGCAATAATCTCTTTGCCTGCCAGGAAGGTTTGCACAGCTGCGCGCTGCGCCTCAAGGCCAAGGCCTGACTGGCCCTGGCGCTGTGTAGATACACGGTAGTAGGTAACGTACATTACAGGCCTCCATTCTTGATAAAAGCTACTGCTTGTTTTTTCTTGTAAGCAGTAAAAATAACTTTATCGTTGTCGTCCAGCACAACCCATTCAAATGAGTCTGTGCCAGCCGAGTGCCAATGTCTTAACACGCGCTTTTGGATTCTCATACAGTCACCTCATCGCGTGTGTTGGTGAACTCAAAGAAGTAGTACTTAACTTGATTGATGATTTGGTTTGCCTGCTCTGTGCGGCCCATTGCAATTAACTCTTGGGCATCTGACAGCAGGCCAGCTACATACATATTGATGTTGTACTGGGATTTGAAATGACGCTCTAGCGCCTCTGCTGAACAACCTAACATTTTAATATCTGTACTCATGGTGTTAACTCCTCTATCTGGGTGGTTAAAAGCGATATCGCTTAAGTGAGACTTTACCAGATCTGTAATACCCGTCAAGAACTATATGTAGTTAAAACAACACTATTTCATAGGTGTTTACCCTATGAGTTAGGCTACGGGTAGTTTTCCTGTATGCTCACAGATATCGGGTAGCTTGACACTATTCAGCTCAGTCCTATCTAGTCAGGCACGACTAAAAAGACCTGCTACCCGGCCAACTAAAGGGATCAATATGTCAGAACTAAAGCCATTCCTGGTGCGTTTGCGGCCAGATGTGCGCGAGCTGCTGGTGCAGGCAGCACAAGAGCGCAAGAAACCCATAGCCAGCGTTATCAATGATGAGCTGCGCTCTGCCCTTGGCAAGACTGGAAACCTTAACCAGCGCCTTACGCAGCTGATCGGATGATTATTCTTACGCTGCCGTTCCCGCCATCAGTCAATACGTACTACAGGCGCGGAGCCCACGCGACCTACATGAGCAAGCAGGGGCGCGAATACAAATGTAAGGTATCGGATTACATCGCGGAGTCAGGCACGCCAAAGCTAGGAGCTGCCAGGCTTTCTATGGAGATTGTGCTGTGGCCCAAAGATAAGCGCAAGTACGATATCGATAACAGGCTAAAGGCATTGCTTGACAGCCTACAGAATGCTGGCGTATTCGATGATGATGAGCAGATCGACCAGATTAATGTTTATAGGGGCTCTGGCACCGTATCAGGCGGCCAAGCAAGAGTAATGATTGAGGTTATTGAGGAATTATGAATGAGTTGGCTTTATTCGCAGGCGCTGGTGGAGGAATACTTGGGGGCAAACTACTTGGATGGAGAACAGTCTGCGCTGTCGAGTGGGAGCCATACCCAGCAAGCGTACTGTGCGCCAGACAAAATGACGGCCTTCTCGAAAGTTTCCCAATCTGGGATGACGTTCAAACCTTTGACGGAAAGCCTTGGCGAGGAATTGTTGACGTCATATCTGGCGGGTTTCCATGCCAGGACATTAGTGCAGCAGGAAGGGGTGGGGGAATTACTGCAAGCCGAAGTTCAATGTGGAAACACATGGCAAGGATTGTTGGCGAAGTACGACCCCAATACGTTTTTGTGGAGAACTCCCCAATGCTTACTAGACGAGGGCTTGGAGTCGTACTTGCAGATTTGGCCTCGATGGGGTTCGATGCGGAATGGGGAGTGTTTTCAGCAGCCCAAGTTGGGGCAAAGCACAGAAGGGAAAGAATCTGGATTGTGGCCCACTCCAACAACTCCATCTGGGGGAGGGAATTGCGGGGGATCAGGTGCATACAAAAACGCATTGAAGAATGGAACTCACATTCCTCATTCGATCAACCCGAACCTATACGAATGGTTGATGGGGTGGCCTCAAGGGTGGACAGACTTAAAGCCGTTGGAAATGGGCAAGTGCCTCTTTGCGCAGCAAAAGCATGGAATTTGCTAAAAGAAAGAATAGAGACATGAGTCATGAGAATGATGTGTACACAAAGGCCGTACAGGCCGACAGCTCGATTACCGGCAAGCGCTGGTGCTCTAACTGCCAGTTTGGCAAAGACTACAGGAATGGCGCATGGATCGTAAGCGCAAACAAAAGACAAAAGAGGTGGGTCTGCAAGGATTGCTGGGAGCGGAAACAGGCGAGGGAGGCCAGCAAGTAGATGACCGATTACGATGTCTCGCTTGCGGTAAAGTTCACGGATCATCCAGGCTACTTCATCTGCCGGATGGGAGGACAGTCGGAAACTACTCGGAAGAGTACCGCCTGTATGCTGAGGCTGCCGGAGTACTCAAGAGATTTAGAACTCGAAAGACCAGGCAGCTGCACCTCTCGCGAGTGGCAGAAGTGCGTGGCCATGCTAGCTATGAGCAGCTGCGAAATGCCATGCTAGAGATATACGAAAGAGAAAAGAATGATTTGCCCAAATGAGCATTGCGATAGCGAAGATATTAAGGTAGCGGAGACACGTAAGCATGAGACCCGTAATTGGGTTTGCAGGCGCAGAGTCTGCCGGGAATGTGAGTTCAGCTGGTGGAGCAATGAGATACCGCTATTTGAACTCCCTCCAAGCCTCAAATAATTGATGGTTATCATTTATAGACAGATGGATAATATTCTGCTAGAAACTAACTACGGGGCCATAACCCAGCCCTTTGGAATGGAGTATCGCCAGACCAAGATAAACGCAGTCGAATCAGGGGGGATGACCATCGAAGAGATCGGGCCCAGCACTCTGAAGGTAAAGAGCCTAGACACAGCGATAAACGATAGATACCTTGCGAAAGCAAAAAACGCTATAAGCATAGCGGGTGAGATTCTATGAAGTTTTTAAACGAGGAGGATAAAACCTCTTTCAACCTACCAAAAGCCCCAAAAGTAAAGCTAAAGCCTGCGCTACCAGATCAGCGGCAGATAGCTGTGATGCCAATTAAAGCATTGACAGACCGCAGACTCTCCGGCGGCTGCGTCAGAGTACTGGCATTGATATGCAGCTACTGCAACCGAGCTGGGATTACGTGGGTTGGACAGCAGCGCCTGGCCGCAGACCTACAAACCAATAAGCAATACATATCGACACAGATAGTGAGGCTCAGGAAACTGGGCTACATTGAGACGCTCGTTAAGGGTGGCAAACATAGCCATACCTCCACAACAAGAGTGATATATAACAAGACTATCAATGCAGAGGATGCGATAGGTTTAGTTAATGAAGAGTCAAGAAGTCCAGATATGATTAATCAAGAGGAGAAGTTCATGGCAGAAATGCTCAGCAAGGCACTTAAACGCTCGCGTAAGACGATTAAATTACCAGTTAAGGGTGATGCATTGGAAGTGATTGAAAAGGCTATGGCAAGCGTTACCGTAGACCATAACAACTGTGAGGGCATAGTCCAAGAGGTATATAGGAATGTGTTTTTAAAAGAAAAAGTAATAAATGATTTAGATTTGAAAGGATTTGAGTTGATGGCAATGTGTCAGATGAGCGAGCAAATGCTGCGGCGCGACCTTGAGCTCTGGCTGCGAGCGCGCACATCACCGCCAGACAGCATCCTAGACCTAGCCAGGGCGCTGCTCGATGAGCAATGCAAGGGAGCATAAGGGCTGTATGCGATCCAAACGGTGGTATGCAGGGGCAACACAGGGGTGTATGCTTACAGGCAAAGGCACAGAGGGCTGCTGGCTGTGGCCAAAACAGTCAAAAATTACAAAGGCAGAAGATGAAAACAGCAAGATACAGACCGAGATTATGGGCATTATGCAGAACCATACTCACTGTATAGCAGGGCAGTACCAAATAAGCTGGCCAGTCCGTACTTA